TGGGGCAGTTGGCGCACCTGGCGTGCTTATCAAACCGACAACGTGATCTGTCACGATCCAGCCAAGGTTGATGAACTGCTCAAACGAGCATTCCAGGCCGCTTGTAATTTTTTTATACCTAACTCCACATACGTGGCCCTGGATCGTCCACTAGGAGTACAACTTTACGAAGGCGATTTTGTCCATGATCTAGATCGTAAAGAAGAGATAGTGGCTATGCATTTGGCTGCAAGTCGCAGTGATATAGTTTTACTAGTAGGGTTTGATTTTACCGAACAACCACGTAATTCAGATCGCATGGTGGAACATCAGGCGCAACATCATCGTGGATTGGCCATGCAGGCCATCAAAGACAACCCTGAAATACAATGGGTACTAATAGATCACCCAGGCGACATACATCCAGCTATGGCTGATTTATCAAACCTAACACAAGACACCATGTCTAATGTGCTAGAATTATTATCTGAATAAACATGGAAGATTTTATTAGGGTATGGTCTAACAAAGTTCCGCAACGTCTTTGTCAGCGTGCTATAGAGGCCTTTGAAGATATTATCGATAACCCTACGCACAAAGAAGTTGTGTTTAATAATGCCACACAGTTTAGTGATTCGTCAAACCTGGGTCGCAGAGATCTTGCTATCTTTTTACAAAATGAAAACTTCAATCAATGCGGCCTATGTGATGACATATTAGAATATCTACACAGCTCATTGTTAGAATACATTGAAGAATTTGGACAGTTCAAAATGATGCCGTTGTCCAACAAATACGATTTGAAACTGCAAAGGACCTTGCCTTTGGGTGGTTACCATGTCTGGCACTACGAAAGCGACAATCCTGAACGTTTGGTTAGACAATTGGTCTGGATGATCTATCTCAATGACATGCCTGCTGGAGAAGCCGAAACCGAATTCCTTTACCAGGGCAAACGGTTAGTTCCAACCGAAGGCACCATTGTACTTTGGCCCGCTGGACCCACGCACATACACCGAGGTAATCCGGTATACAGTCAAGCCAAATATATCTTGACCGGTTGGTATGACTGGGACACAAGGTAGTTGACATAAGTCGCATTAGATTGTATAATAGTGTTTTAACTCCTACTTTGACACTATGCTAAAAAGAATTGGTTTCTGTTGCAAATGGCTCAATGATCCGTCCGAATGTGGCGGCATGAAAGTGAATGCAGTGGATCGGGACCTTAACGGGCGTTCAACTACCATGCGTTGGTTGCGTGAGCATCCGCTTGAAGCCGAACAACGGCAGTGGGACATCATGAATCACAATACTACTGCCGCGGTCAAGTTGATCGAGCGTGTGGCCACGTTACCACCTGAACGTAGGATGGTTCGATTAGGCAGTGAAATGCTACAGGGCTACACTGAACCTTCGTGGAAAGCCTGGTGGCAACGGCAAGAAATACAAGACCATCTTGAGCGCATATTTGCACCCATAGGTGAAACAGCCAGGCGACTGGATGTGCGACTCAGCTTCCACCCTGGACAATTTTGTGTTCTGGCAAGCGAAGCTGACGAGATAGTAGAGCGAAGCATAGAGGAATTTGAATATCATGCTGACATGGCACGATTCATGGGCTACGGTAAATCCTTCCAGGATTTCAAAATCAATGTACACATATCGGGTAAACGCGGTCCCGCCGGTATCCGGTCTGCCCTCCGACGGTTATCTCCCGAAGCACGAAACTGCATCACAATCGAAAACGACGAAATGTCCTGGGGCATCGACGCCAGCCTTGAACTTGCTGGAGACTGTGCCCTTGTGTTGGACCTACACCATCACTGGATCAGAACCGGAGAATATATCAAACCCACCGACGATAGAGTTCTGGGCATAATTGAATCGTGGCGTGGTGTGCGACCTGCATTACATTACAGCATCAGTCGAGAAGATGTCCTGGTTGGCCATTGTGCAAAGACACCACCTGATCATGCTGTACTGTTAGAAACAGGTCACAAGAAACAAAAGCTACGGGCACACAGCGATTTTTATTGGAACGAGTCAGTGACTGACTGGGCATTGACATTCTGGGATCAGTTTGATATACAATGCGAAAGCAAAGGCAAGAATTTGGCCAGTGAGCAGGTATACGAACGTGCAAAAACGACAATGTTGGCCACCGCCTGAAGACTGGTGTCAAGTTGTGGTGTCTTGGACAACTATGTTAGACAACAGCGATTATGCTCCGATCGCCATCATTGAATGGGTTGAAGCCTATCCTGGTGGCGAATATCATCTCCATGGATATCAATCCACAGAAGGATTTGCTTTTAGATTTAGCGATCCCAATGATGCACTGATTTTTAAATTGAAATGGGCCAAATGAACTCGATTGTTTTCCGAGCACAAGAAGTCTGGGAGTATATCAAACGAGACTATCACGAATACCCTGCACGATTTTATGCAGAAGTGTTTAGTTGGGCTTGTAGTGTGACATCAGCTGTGATTTTTGCTGTGACTGTGCCCACAATTCCAGTGATACCTTTATACACTATATTTATTAGTGGATGTTGTGCGGCGGCCTGGACCTGTTGGACCCGCGGTAGTTTTGGATTGTTGGCCAACTATGTGTTTCTAATCGTGATCGATTGTGTTGGCCTAATCCGTATGCTGTATCACTGAGCTTTAGGTGCTCGTGGTTTGCGTGGTTTGCGTGGTGCTGTTTTGGCCACAACTGCTGGTTTCTTTGCAGCAGGTGTACGTTTAGGTTTTGGTTCAGCTGGTGCAACAGCAACAGCAGGTTCCACAGGCTTTTCTGGTTCTTGAACTGCTGGCATAGCAGGCGGAAACGGCCATAGTTTGGTAGCCGGATCCTGAACTTCAGCGTCTGATTTCTTTGTTGAAAATAATTTTTTTAATAGTGATAGCATTGACATTCTCCTAGTAGTGTATTTAAGCCTTGTTTATCAAACTGTATATTTTGTCAATAATCTCTCAGTATAAACACTGAGATGATAAATACTTTTATCAGTATAAACACTGAGAAGGAAACCATCGTATGATATCAAAATTGTTAGAAAAATTGACCGAGATATTCCCAAATCCGTCACCACTTGATCATTACTTACAAAGTAAACAAGTACAAACTTGTGCCGATATAGAATATTGGACACGAGAATATGAAAGAAACCCACAAGGAAAATATTATGAAACAAATTAAAAAAGTATTAATCTCCATGCTTGATGCCTGGATTGAAGGCCGTAGTCAATATATCAGCTCAAAAACCCGATAAAACAGATAAGTAGTAGATGACAGCTATTATCTACACCCTGGTGGTGACACACATCACCATAATCTCAGTTACACTCTTTTTGCATCGCGGACAAGCACATCGCGGTATCCAATTCCATCCGGTATTAGAACATTTTATGCGGGCCTGGCTTTGGTTGACCACCGGCATGATTACCAAACAATGGGTAGCAGTTCACCGCAAGCATCACAGGTCCAGCGACGTTGCCGGCGATCCACACAGTCCACATGTGTTTGGTATTTGGACTGTATTTTTCACAGGTGCCTGGTTGTATCATGAGGCCAGCCGAGACAAACAAATGATAGCACAATACGGAGTAGGCACTCCAGATGACTGGGTTGAACGTAATATCTATTCCAAGCATAGCAAATTGGGTGTTACACTAATGGGCTTGATAAATCTTGCCGTGTTTGGACCCGTTGGTTTATTGATATTGTTGGTACAGATCATCTGGATTCCACTCTGGGCCGCAGGCGTGATCAACGGACTAGCACATTGGGTAGGCTACCGGAATGGCAAAACACGAGATCACAGTCGTAACCTTGTGCCCATTGGTATCATAGTGGGCGGCGAAGAATTGCATAACAATCATCACATGGATCCGGCCAGCCCACGGCTCAGCCTCAAATGGTGGGAGTTTGATATTGGTTGGATGTATCTCAAACTGTTTTGTTTGTTGCGTTTGGCAAAACTGACCAAGTAATTACCTTGCACTGCAACATTTTTTCATATATAATAGATAAATAAGATAGAGAAAGATGTTGGTGCCGATGGTCGGGCCAATACAAAAACTCGCTTAATCCAAGGAGAAATTATGTTTAACGTAGATAAATTAGTAGATTCATTCCAAGCAAGCCAAAAACACTTTGTTGAGACCTTTGTCAAAGACGAAGAAATCCGTGACGCTATCAACCAATTTGTTGACAGCCAAGCTGAATGCACCCGTACAGTATTAAACACCGTGACTGAATTTGGTCAAAGTGTTGCAGAACAAACAACCAAAACGGTTAAAAAAGCCACCGAATATGATTGGTCCAAACTAGCCGAATTAACAAAACAAAAGTAAACAAATCGGTTGACCATTTAATCCAGTTAGTGCATAATATGTGTATTAGCTGGATTTTTTCATTACTAAACAAAGGACAAACATGAAAAAGAAGATAATGGTAACTGCAATTGCCTTGGCCCTGTTGCAGATGACAGGTTGTAGTTCAACTCAGACATCCATGGGTATCAATCCAGGATCATCGGCTACCACTGCTATCAGTGAGCAACGAGTAGCCACAAACGAATTCAAGCGTCAAGGCATCAAGATATATTATACTTTGACTGGCGGACTTGAAGCAATTGAGGCAATTGGGTATGCTCCAGTCTGGGGCAACAGTGAAAATGCCTTGAGAGAGTCATTCCGTGTGGCTGAACTTGAAGCCAAGAAGTCCTTAAACGATTTTATCAACAAAGAAACAATCACTAGCACCACATCAGTAAAAATGATCAGTCAGAATCTGGAACAGGCTCGTGATCAGAAGACCAATAATTTTAAGTCTAATAGAGCAGGTAATCCAGACGAGTTAGTGGCTGTTGATGAAACTGTAGATCGAGA